CGGCGGGCGATCGCCGCGGCAGCCTTGAGGCCCGGCTCGTCGGCGTCCGGCCAGATGATGACGGTCCGGTCGGCCAGCGGGGCCCAGTCGGTTTTCTGGACGGCGGAGCATCCGCCGGCCCAGCAGGTCAGGAGGTATCCCGGGACGTCGACGCTGGCGCATTTTTCGCCCTCGACGATCAGGATCGGCGTCGCCTTATCGGCGCGGGCGATCTGGTCCAGGCGGAAGATCGGGCGGCCGTCCTCGAGGGCCTGGCCGTTGTGCCAGCGTCCGTCCTCGCCCCAGTAGAACGGGAGGACGTCCTTCGAGCCGTCGGGCTTCTGGAAGCGGACGACGGCGAAGACCGCGCGGCCCTCAGCGTCGCGGTAGGTCCAACCCCGGGCCGGGACGCCGTGGCGCTTCGCGTACCAGTCGGAGGTCGTCGTCGCCTTGAGGCCCGGGAGGGCCTCCTCCGGGATCGGGACGACCGGCTTCGCCTTGGTCTTCTTTGCGGCTGCCGGCGCTGCGGGCTTGTGCCCGTCGTCCTGGACGACCTGCCCGGCGCCGCGGATGATCTCCTCGGCGGCCTCGCGCTTGCCGCAGCCCCGGACGGCGGCGACCAGGTCGACGAGGTCCCCGGACTCGTCGGATGCGAAATCATGCCAGAGGCCCGTCTCGCCATTTATCGAAAAGGAGCCGACCTGCCCGTCGGAGCGGGTCGGATTCAAGGTCCAGAGCTCCCGGCCCTCCCAGTGTGCGCCGGGCGCCCCGAAGGTGGCCTCGATGTATCCGCGCGAGATGGCGCGGCGGGCCTGCTCGAAGATGGTCACGGCGCGACCTCCTCGAAAAGGAGGCCCTGGGACGGATCCTCCCCAGGCAGGACGCGGCCCTCGGCGATGTCCTCGGCGTGTTCGATCCTTGCGCGTGCGATCTCGAGGTATTCAGGCTCGCGCTCGATCCCGATGAAGTCGAAGCCCTCGAGTCGTGCGGCCTTGCCGGTGGAGCCGGAGCCCATAAACGGATCCAGGACCGTCCCGCCGGGCGGCGTGACGAGGCGGACGAGGTAGCGCATGAGGGCGGTCGGCTTGACGGTGGGGTGGATGTTGCGGCGTGGCTCGGATTCGCGGCCCCCGTCGCGTAGCGCGCCGACCCCGGCGCGTAGCGCGCCGAACCCGGCCAGCCCCTCGTCGCGGTCGGCCTTGCTTGCCTTGGCGCAGTAAAAGAAACGAGCGGCGGAGCCGTGGTCAGCATAGGACGCGACCAGCGCCCCGCCCCCGCCCAAAATGCCATCTCCTCCAATGCCATAAGTCAAGCGTGATTCGCCAGATCCGCCGCCCGCATCATCCGGGAAAAGCGCGACGACCTCGTCGCTCCCGTCGTGTATGAAGTTGGCGGGCCAGCGGCCAAGATTATGCGCTTCCTGGCGGTAGTCGGAAAGCGCGGCGTCTGATTGTGCTTTACCTCCGAAATTGCCAATTCGCCCCGATCCTCCTCCAGATACGGCTTCACCGGGATTCACTCTGCATCCGTCGATATTCAGCGCCCCCGTCCCGTAGCGCAGGACATTCCCGGCGACGGTGCCGACAAGCGGTTTCCGCGCTACGATGACCGGCTCCCATGCAGGCTTCAGAGCCGTTCCCCAGCCTTCCCATTCCTTCGCCGAGGCGGTGGCCGAGGCTGTGACAGAGAATACCGTCCCACGTCCCGCGCCGAATCCGTCTTCCTTGTGAATACTCGATGCCGTATTCCCGCATCCGTCGCGGCGAATTCCGACGACTTCGCGCTCCGCTCCGGCCTCCCTGTCGATCGCCTTCGAGACGTCCAGGCTTTTCGGAAATCCAGATCCATAGACCCAGGAGACGACGTCTCGAATCTCGAAGCCGGCGTCCTCGATCGCGACCGCGATCCGGTGAAACGTCCGCGTCCCGCCGAAGGCCAGGAGGTGCCCCCCCGGCTTGAGGACCCGAAGCGCCGCGCGCCAGGTGTCCGCGGAGAAGGCGATGCCGGAGCTGTCCCAGTGCTTGCCCATGAAGCCGAGCTCGTATGGCGGATCGGTGACGACCGCGTCGATGCTGTCCGGCGAAAGGGCGGCCATGATTTCCCGGCAGTCGCCGAGCTTGAGGTCGATCACGGCGTCCTCCTACTGGATGGCTGCGGCGGTGTCCCCCATGACCGCGGCGACGTGCCGGAGGGTCGAGGCCGGGATGTCCCCGGTACGGTAACGGCCGAGGCCGCAGTTGTAGGCCGCGACTGCGCCCTCCCAGGATCCAGTCAGAAGCTGGAGGTGGGCGAGGTAGCGGATCGCGACCGGGATCGCGACAGTCGGGTCGAACGGGTCGATGGCGGCCCAGCCGTTGAAAACGGCGAAATCGTTCAAGTAGCGGTCGTTCAGTTGCGCGATCCCCAGGTCGCGCGTCCCGTTGACGTTATGCCCCACGGCGTCGGCGCGCCAGCCGGACTCGCGCTCGAGGAGGCGGGCGGCGATCCAGACCGGGACCCCCGTCTCGGCCGCGCTGGCGAGGACGATCTCCTCGAAGTGGTCCGGGATCATGTACGCCGGGACGGCCGGCGGCGGCTGGGTCTGCTCGGTGCCGGCGCAGGCGCGGGGCGTTGACGCGAGGGCGGCGAGGGCCGCGAAGACGGAGGCGATGAGGTATGGGGCGGCGGTCGATCGGTATTTCACGATGATTCTCCTAGATGAGGATCCGCGGGCGCCTGCTGTCCCCGACGCGGAGGTGGCGGATCTTGCCGGCGGCGACCAGGCCGTAGACGAGGGTCCGGCCGACGCGGAGGGCCGCGGCGACTTCGGAGGGCGTCAGCGGATCCGGGAGCTCAGCGGTGGTGTTCATGCCTGGCCGCTGCTTCTTCCAGGGTCAGGTCCTGGGCCATGTCGGCGAGGGCCTGGGCGTGGCGCTTCCAAATGATCGCCATCCAGAGGCGGCCCTCGGCGGTCAGGCGGCGGGCGAGCCGGTCCAGGCGGTCGGCCTTGGCGATGAGGGCTTCGTAGCGGGTCATCCGACGGCCTCCTCGACGCGGGCAGCCTTGAGGCCCCGCTCGATCAGGACCAGGGCCATCGAATTGAGGCTTCGGTGATCGGACTTGGCGGCATCCGCGAGCTCGGCGTAGAGCTCCGGCGACAGTCGGACGACGAACGATTTAGGCTTGTCGGTATAATCGCGCGGCATTCTTCCTCCCTGTACGGGGCCAGAATAATCTTGCCCGGCGCGAGTTGTCAATATCTAAATGCTAAAATAAAACGTTTTTCTGCTATCGTTATGATAGCATTTTGTTGTCGGTTTAGCGGCGGAGATATGGAGGAGGAGGGCGCCGACCGTTGCCGGAAGCGTGACCGCTCCGAAGCTGTCCGCCTTCGGGGCCTTGAGCCCCTCCCTGGCCTGCCAGTTGTGCCGGACCTCGATCCAGAATCGCCCCTCCGAGTCGCGGTGGATGTCCTCCGTGCCCATTCGTGTATCAGGACTCCGCGTCCAGGTAGCGCCGCGCCTCCCGCATGAATGCCGTCTGGAACATGGAGGCCGTCCCGAAGCGGCGGACGGCCTCGGAATGCCATCCGGTCGCCTTGACCCGGTAGGACCGGAAGGATAGGTCCTGGATCAGGAGGAGGCGCTTCCGTTCGCGCGTCCAGACTCCCTTCTTCCGCCCGATCCGGGCGACGAAGAAGCGGCCCCCTTTGCGCCTGGTCAGCGAGCCCATCGAGCCGAGGCGGTATCGCTTGAGGACGACGCGCGTTTTCGTGCCCCCGCGGGCCGCCTTCGTGGCGATCGGGATGGATGCCTTCTTGGCGCGGACCGTCCCGCCCTTCTCCTGGATCGGGAGGTATGGCGAGGCGGATCCGGTCACGGCATTGATCCGGCCGATCCGCTCCTTCGGATTCGCCTTCCAGTAGCGCAGGCTCCGCTCGGTCCAGGTGTTGCGTAGGGTGAAATCGCGCCGGAGGTTCCCCCGGCTGCGGGAGTGCGCCGCGCCGGCCACGACGTTGACCGTGGCCGCGACGACCTTCGGCAGGGCCTCGGCGCCCATGCGCTCGATCTTGCGGTGCCAGCTCGCGAAGTCGTCAGTCTTCCCCATCGGCCACCGCCTCGATCGTGTCCTGAACGGCCCTGACGTCGATCGCGTAGCGGGTCAGGGCGAGCCAGTAGTCCAGGGCCATCTCGACGCGGCCGTCGTCCCGGAGCTCGACCTGGTCGGCCGGGTCCGGGAAGATCGGCCAGGATACGTCAGGGCGCGGGCTTGCGGTCGGGGCGTCTGGACAGGTCCGACAGGATGCCCATAGAAGCGTCGAAGCGGTCACGAGGACCGCCGCGATCAAGCTCCGTTTTTCGTTCGGTCGCCGCATCGAGGGCCTCCTTTTGGATTTTGGACAGGCGCGAGGCCTCGGCCAAGGCGAGTCGTCCATCCTCGATCTGCTGGCGCTGGCGCCGGACTGTCGCGCCTCGCACGGCGAGCTCGCGCGCGAGGATGTAGATCACGACCGCCGCGGCGACGATCAGGAGGACCAGGATCAGGATGGTCTGCGTCATGCCGTCCTCCGCCAGACGCGGACGGTGTAGTTCGTCGGCCGCGTCTCGTCGGCCGTCTGCGGCGTCCCGTTGACGCCGTCGGTTATCGGGTCGAGGACTGCGCCGGCGGCCGAGCCGGGCGCGGTGGTGCGGTTCACGGATAGACGGCCTCTCCCCCGCCGTCGACGATCTTCTTCGCCTTCGCGTCCCATCGTCTCCGATCCATGTCGGCCCCGATCGTCTGAAGGTTGAACTGGCGCAGGCCGTTGTCATTGACCAGGATCGAGTCCGGGCCCGGATCCTCGAAGGCGTCAGAGAATGCGTGGACAACGTAGCCGTCCGCGTCGATCTCGATATAATGGTAGTATTTCCCGTCCATGCGTTCCTCCTTTAGAACTCGGCGTCGGCCGTCCAGTGACCGTAGGCGACCGAGGCGTTCCCAGCTCCGATCGCGGTCCCCTGGTTGACAGAAAAACCGTGGTTGAAAACGGTGAAGGTAACCGTGACCAGGTCTCCTCCCGCAGTTGGGATGCGTAAACGATACCAGGCACCCGTGCTGCTCCCATAAGCGGTCATCTGGGTCGTTCCGCGCTTGGTGACCTTGTAGGAGTGGGTCGCATGGGCGCTGATTCCGGCCTCTTGCATCCCGATGCAGTACGAAACCTGGCTATTGTAGGCCTGGGGATTCGTGTCCCCGGAGTTGGCCGGTTTGACGCCGATGGGGAAAGACTTCTCAAAGTATCGCTGGCAGAGCCGGAGCTCGGACCCAAAGGGCCGGTGCTCGAAGGGCGTGTTGAATGCCCCGACCTCGAGCTGAACCAGCTCGTACTGGACATACGCCCCGGCGAGCAAGGCCGACTCGGTGCGAAGCTCGATGGATATTCCGTTCCCAGCGTTCGCGCCAGCGTTGAAGGAAAATGTCTTGAGCGCTGCCGATGTGGTGAGATCAATCGTGCCGTTTGCGATTTCCGTAGAGCCCGTCCAGTCATCGGCGGCGTTGGCGTGGTATGCGCGCCAGGTGACGGTGCGAGCGCTGTCCGCCTTGGCGTAGAGGGAGACAGTGACAACCCGGCTCTTGAGCGAAGCCGCATTTTCGGCCTCGATGATCTGGCCAAAGCGGGTTTGGGTGTTGCTTGCCGCTCCGGTGATCTTGTAAGCGTATTTCCCGACGTCTCCCGCTACGCGCTGTCCGGTGACGTTGGCTCCCGTACACTGCACGAACCAGCGGTCGACCCCGTAGGCCCGGCCGGCCGCGGCGGTGAAGGTCTTCGTGGTGCCTTCGTTCCGCTGGTCGATCCTCATGTCGCCGTTGACCAAGATGTTGCGCATGGGTAGGTAGGCGAAGGTCTTCACCGCCTGGAGGACCTGGGTGAGGTCAGCCCCTGACAGGCTAAGACCTGCCCCCGTGATCAGATTGGCAAGCTCCTCCTGGGTCGCGTTGCGGTCCTCCGCGACTAAGAGCGTCCCGACGACGCCCAGGGCGGGATTGTCGTCGACGTAGAGACCGGACGAGCTTCCGGGTGCGGTGGTTCGTTTCATGCTGGGATCCTCCCTGTAATTCCTCTTCCGGTGACGCCGACGCCGCAGCGGGCGATCTCCCCGTCAGTATCCGACCATGCCGTCTCCCGACGGCCACAAATTGCGCGACCCGTAGATCCAATCCCGCAGCGTGCCACGTCGCCGTCGTAGACGCCGCGGACCTCATAGACCGGGTCAAGGTAGAGTGGGGCGATCCTCGTCAGGAGCGCCTTGATCGTGTTTATATCTCGCGAAAACGGGACGAAGCCCCTAACGTAATAGTAGAAGGTTCCCCCGCGCTCCTCGACGTAAGCGTCCGGGTAGGCTTCCTGAATCCGTTCGTTTATGTATTGTAGGGACTGCCCGCCGACAGAGACGTAGACGGTCGCCGCGATCATGCGCTTCTGTCCCAGGGTGGCGGCGCTGGAGACGGAAATCCCTAAGAGATCGAGCCAATCGTCGATCAGGTTCTCGGCGCTTTCCGGACGAGCCTCGTCCAGGATGGCGCGCAGGAAGGCGCGTGCGGACGTCAAGGAGACGGCCACGCCTTCCAGGACGGAGGCCGCGCCGCGCCACGCCTGGCCGGACGGGAGGAGGCGCTTTAGCGTTCGGGTCATCATGTCGGCCATGATACCGTCCCGAGTGCGATGATCTCGTCATCGTGAAGCGTGTAGGACTCGATCGGTCCGGTCCCGCCAGTGAGTTCCATTGTCAAGGAGATCGAGTTGACGCCTGCCCCGATCGCCTCCGCGTACAGGGCGGCCAGGGAGACGACGTTCGTCGGATTCGCCTCGTCGCTGTACTGCGCCGGGTAGGCGCGGAAAAGGTAGGCCGACCAGGCGTCTTCGACGGCCGTCCTCATCGCGGTCGTGTCAGGCGAAATACTTGCCACGGTCGGGACCAGCTCGAGCTCGGTCATCGCAGCCGCGTAGACGTTCGCGCAAAGGGGCCGGCGTGTGGTGTCCTGGAGATACGCCTGGACCTCCGCCAGCTTCGGCGCCCCAGGTATCCTCGAGCCAGAAAGGGCTATCAGCGGGTAGACGGTCACCTCGCCCTGCGCCGTGCGGAATGCGAACGCCTTGACGATGCCCGGGACCTCGATGGCCCAGCCGATGAAGTCTGGCGTCGCCCCTCCCTGGGGCCGGTTGCGAAGCCGCGACAGGATGCGCGCGCGATAGGTCTCAAGATTCTCGGCGTCCTCGCCAGTAATCGTGGTCGTCCCGACGGTCGCGTCTGTTTCAACGCCGGCCATCGGCGTGACAAGCGAAATGATCGAGCTTGCAGCCTGGTTTGTATCGTCGCCAGCGGTCAGGGCCTCGACGGTGATCGTCGCCACGCCTCCGGAGATCGTCACGGCCGCCTGCTGGCTGTAGACGATCCCGCCGGCCGTCCAAAGTGTCCCGGCCGGGATGATCGTGTCGTCGTCTCCGGTAGCCTTGGCCTCAAAAACGGCCGCCACGGCCGCGGCTCGGATCAAGCCGTACTGCTCGCCGATCAGCGCCAGGCCCTCCGCGTCGGCCGTCTGCGGGAAAATCTGCCCGTAGGCCCAGGCCCCGAAGCGGTAGAGGAGGACAAGGACGCCGGCGAGGGCCGTCGCCAGGACGCGGAAGAAAGCCTTCGGCGCGGCCGGTATCGTCTGGCCGATCTTGCCCTCGATGTCGGATATGATCTGGTCGCGGATCGCGGTTGCGGTCGGGACGGTTATCATTTAGACCCCCACGCGGGCCGCCATCGTGGCCCAGTTTATCGAATACTTGAGTGGCGCAGCGGAGGCCCCGCCCGGCTTCGTGATCTTGACTTCCAAAGTGAGCCAGCCGACCGACGGGATCGACGCCGCGACGACGATCGACTCGGCCATGCCGGCCTCCTTCATCCAGGCCAGGGCGGAGGATGCAATGGCCTCCACGTCAAGGCGCGTCCGATTCGTCAACGGCTGCCCGAGGAGGTCCTCGAAATCAGAGCCGACCTTCTCCGCTTCGCTGGACGCTATCGCGTTGCCCCAGTAAGCTCCGACGGTGAAAAGGGAGATCGAGACCGCGTTCTCGAGGCCCTCGTCCATATCCGGCTGCCCTGCGTCGATGTTTAGGTCGAAGGTGTCGCCCTCGAGGTATAGCTTCGGGTCGCCGTCGTAGGTCATCGCGCCCCCATTATATCATAGTGCGGCATCCTGGGCAATTTACCCTCCCGTTTTGATGGTCGTCGTCGCGGCGGCGGATATGTCGACGCTCATGGGCGTTACCGGAGGCGTCGTCGGATTGCCCGGCCCGGCCCCGGTATGGACGTGCAGGTTCAGCGCCGTGATGAAGGTTTGAAGCGCCGTGTTCAGCTCCGCATGGGTCACGAAGGCCTTCGTGTTTCCGTTCAGCTCGATTGCAGAGGCGTCAGTCTTTGCGATTCCGTCGGCCGTGGACGCGATCGTCCCGTCGGCCTTGAAAACCATTTTCGCCTTGACCGTCTTCCCGTCGGCGGTCGTCGCGAAGATCGCCACGCCGCCCTTCCCCACGTCGATCGAAACCTGGTAATTGTGGACAGCCACGACGACGCCGTAGCGGTCGCCGCCGACCTTGAGGAAGACCCCTTTCGTCCCGTCGCCAGGGATCCCGAAAACGCCCGGAGCCTGGTAGACCTCCGGCGTCAGGACTTGCCCCGCCAGGCCCTCCGCCTGGGCGATGGCCGACTGCCCCGGGGCGTTCCCCTTCGTCTTCAGGGCCCCTTGCGTGATCTTGACCAGGGTCGAAATTAGTCCCACGGGTAACTCCCGGGCGTCTGCCCCGTGTAGGTGGCCGGCAGGACCAGCCGCAGGCTTGCCGTCCGGCCGTTATTGTCCAGGGTCAGGTCGACGCCCGCGATCATAAATGGCATTTCAGAGGCGATAAAAACCGAAGGCGCTTGAAGCGTGACGATCTGCCCGGGCGCCCAGAGGGCCCCGGACGGGCCCCGCCAGCCGGAGACCGTCGCGGAGACCTGTATCGACTCGGCCAGGGCCAGGGCCCGCGCCCATTCCGCCGAGGCTTTCGCTTCGGTGGCCGGCCCCTGTAGGTTCGTATCTATCCGGGGCCGGTATGCCCCGACCTTCTGATCTCTTGCCGTGCCGACGATCCCCTCGACTCCGTCCTGCTGGAGGAGGACCTTGTAGGACGACCAGCGTCGCGTCCCGTCGAAGGTCGCGTCCACGGCCAGGAGGGCCGAGGAGCCCTCGACGATCGCCGCGACCGGCGCGGCGGACGGATCCGGCTTCGCGATGACTAGCCGGCCCTCCGCGTCAGGCTTCAGGAGGGCCCCCATGCTCGCGGCCAGGCTGGAGAGAAAGGCGAAGGCCCCCGCGCCAGGCTCCGCCCTCGCCTCCCCGATCGCCTTGTCGGCCGCCGCCGCCCCTGGTCCAGCGGTGATGACCTGGACGCCGAAGGGCCCGCAGACCTTCTCCGCGATCTTGCGGAGCGACAGGCCGGAAAACTCGTATCCGACGCCGTCGATCGCGCAGTCGATCAGGGCCCCGGTCATGGAACGCCCCTGGACGTTCAGCATCCGGCTTTCCGCCTCCATGGATGCCGCGACCGACTCGACCCGGCCGGTCAGGAGGAGCTCGCCGTCGATCTTGACGGTCGCTGCCTGGTAGCCGAAGGGCTGGAAGGCGGCCCGCAGGTCCTCCCGATCAGGGTCGAACGGGGCCGTCAGCGAGAAGGCGTCCGCGCAGTTGTCCAGGGATCGCGAGATCGTGAGGGCTTCCCACCCGGTGAAGACCGTCGACCCGATCGCCAGCTCGACCTCGTCAGCCATAATAGACGACCTCCCGGCCGGCCGGGATCAGGAAAAGCGCGTCGCCTCCAAGGCCGTTCGTCTCGATGAACTCGTCCAGCCGGTCGAGACCGCCGTAGAACTCGGCGACCAGGTCGAGCGGAGTCCGCTCGGTCGCCAGGATCACGCGCCGCTCGGTCGCCAGGGTAAATGACCGCGCCAGAATGGCCCGGGCAGCCCCGGACGATCCGTCCGCGAGGGCCTCGATCACGCCCACGTCGGCGTCGACCGACTCCAGGCCGGCCAGGGCGGCCCGGTAGGTGTCCGTCAGCGTGTCGGCGATCAGGACGGCCTCCTGCCGGCTCTTGATCGTCCCGACCAGCGTCGCGTCGATCAAGCCGGTCATGAGGCCTGAAAGTATCATGGCCTTCATCGCCTCGGCCGGTTCCGCCTCCGGGATGAAGGCCAGGGCCGACTCGATCAAGCCCGCGTATCCGGTGACCTTCGCCAGGATCGCGCCTGTCCCGGCGGCCGGGAGTCTACAGACCCGAATGTAAGCCTTCGCCAGGCCGGCCGGATCGTCCATGAGGTCGTCGATCTGGTTCTCCAGGTCGCGGACGGCCTTGTCGAAGGCGGTCGCCAGCTCCGCCGATGCGGCGACGATCTTTTGCCCCCAGCTCGCCGTCTCTTCGACGGATGCCAGGACGGCTTCCTGGGCCTCGACCTTATCCCGCGCCGTCGTCGGCGCGAAGTCTTCAGCGATCGCCTCGCCGGTCGCCGCGACAGCCGCCTCGGAGACCTCCGCCACAGTCGCCTCGAGACTGACGGCGCTTGCTGGGAAAGCCGCCCGCTCGGGAACGACCACGAAGTCGATAGTGAACTCCGCCCGGCCCATGCCCTCGACGAAGCCCTCCTGCTGGCTGAAGCTGGTCGCCAGGACCGACAGGTCGCCGAAGCGCGGGTGCCGCAGGGTCCCCGGGCCCCGCTCCCCCAGGGCCGCCCAGAAGGCGTCGGCCGTCTGGTCGTAATCGTCGCCGGTGAAGTAGCAGGTCAGCGGGACCTTCTGGGCCGTCAGGCCGAGGTCTTGGACGAAGGGCGCGTCCTGCTGCGGGAACTCGTGGATGGCCGCCTTCTTTCCGCCAGACCGGCCCAGGGAGTCGAAGTAGAGCGTGAACGCCGCCCCGCTCGGGGCGATGTATTCGGCGGACCGAAGCCGGTCAAGGTAACTCATCGGGGCCCTCCAGGGATGCCGGCCGGGCCGGTCGACAGGGTGACGCGCGGGGCCGCCGGGCCGCTGGCCTTGACCGTTGTCCCGGCCGGGGCGCCGGAGAAGTTGACGTCAACGAGACCGCGCTGGGTCACGACCGAGCTCGAAGAGATCGGGATCCCGGCCGGCATTCCGGCATAGGAGGCGGCGCCGAAGCCACCGCCCGACAGGTCCGTCGGCCTGGTCGCTTCGGCAGGCGTCTTCTTTCCAAAAAGCCCGGAGACCTTGTTGATCAAGCCGTTGACGAAATTCGCGATCGGCCCGAGGAGCTCGAGGAGCTT